GTTGGAATTAAACCAGACGGTGATCATGGGGATTTATATTTTAATGAAACTTTAAATGATTGGGCTAAGTTTGATATAAACAAAAGAACAAAATTTGATGCAGCAATAAGTTCTGGGTTAGCAATTATGGCATGTAACAAAAATTTATATGCGCCTAGAGCTAATGTGGAATTAAAAAATAAAGTAAATTTTAGCTTTGCTAAATATAACAATAAAGGAAATATTTCAAAAATAATACAATAAATGACTAAAGTAGTAACACAAGGTATTTTTCCGAGCCAATCTGTGCCAGATATAGAAAAAGCTTCTAGCGAATATGGAATGCAAGTTGCTAAAGCTATAGAATCTGAATGGTTTAAAAGAGACTCAGGAAGTACACGTTACTTTGCAAATAGAGATAACTTTCATAGGTTAAGATTATATGCAAGAGGAGAGCAAAGTATACAAAAATATAAAGATGAGTTATCTATTAATGGTGATTTATCGTATTTAAATTTAGATTGGAAACCAGTTCCTATTATACCTAAGTTTGTAGATATAGTTGTAAACGGAATTAGCGAAAGAGCATATGATATAAAAGCATATTCAATAGATAAATCTGCTAGCCAAAAAAGAACTAAGTATATGGAAAGTATATTAGCGGATATGAGGGCTAAAGACTTTATATTAAAAGTTAAAAATGCTTTTAATATGGATATTGCTGATAATGATATGAATAATTTACCTGAAAATGAGGATGAATTATCATTGCATATGCAGTTGAATTATAAGCAAGCTACTGAAATAGCAGAAGAGCAGGCTATAAATAATGTATTTGATATAAATAAATATCATTTATTAAAGAAAAGATTAGATTATGATATTGCTGTTGTTGGCATGGCAGCAGTTAAAAATAGTTTTAATACAGCTGAAGGTATTAAATTAGAATATGTTGATCCTGCTGATTTAGTTTATTCATATACTGAATCACCTTATTTTGATGATTTATATTACGTAGGAGAAGTAAGAAGAGTTAGTTTAATAGATCTTAAAAAACGTTATCCATATTTAACAGAAGAAGATTTAAAAAATATTGAAGGTAAAGGGTCAAATACTAAATTATATAATAAATCATATACAACGTCAGATCAATCTGATAAAAATTATGTATATGTATTATATTTTGAATATAAAACTTTTGAAAATCAAGTTTATAAAATAAAACAAACAGCATCTGGTGCAGATAAAGCCATTGAAAAAACAGATCAATTTAATCCACCAAAAGATGCAAGATCAAGATTTGAAAAAGTAAATAGATCAATTGAAGTATTGTATCAAGGCGCTAAAATTATAGGGCATGATAATTTATTAGAATGGAAAAAATGTGTTAACATGACACGTCCAAAATCTGATATAACTAAAGTTGCAATGAGCTATAATATTGTAGCACCAAGAATATATAAAGGTAAGCCTGAATCATTGGTTGGTAGAATGACGTCATTTGCAGACATGATTCAAATAACGCATCTTAAATTACAACAAGTACTCTCAAGAATGGTTCCCGATGGAGTATTCTTAGATGCGGATGGTATTGCTGAAGTGGATTTAGGTAATGGTACAAATTATAATCCACAAGAAGCATTGAATATGTATTTTCAAACAGGTTCTGTTATTGGTAGATCAATGACGCAAGATGGCGAATTTAATCAAGGCAGAGTACCTATTCAAGAGTTAAGAGCATCGGGAGGTAATCAAAAAATTGCAAGTTTAATTCAATCGTATAATTATTATTTACAAATGATGCGAGATGTTACAGGATTAAATGAAGCAAGAGACGGAAGCGCGCCTGATAAAAATGCATTAGTTGGCTTACAAAAATTAGCAGCAGCTAATAGTAATACAGCTACAAGACATATATTGCAAGGCGGATTATATTTAACTTTAAAAACAGCAGAAGCAATTTCATTAAGAATATCCGATGTTTTGGAATTTTCAAATACAAAAAATTCTTTATTACAAACATTAGGAAAATTTAATACAGGAACACTTGAAGAATTATACGAATTGCATTTGCATGATTTTGGTATTTTCTTAGATCTTGCCCCTGATGCAGAGGAAAAACAATTGCTTGAAAACAATATTCAAATGGCTATTACTCAAAAGCAAATTGAATTAGAAGATGCAATTGACGTAAGAGAAATTAAAAATCTTAAATTAGCTAATCAATTATTAAAGCTAAGAAGAAAACAAAAATTTGCTAGGGATAGGCAAATACAAATGGAAAATATACAAGCACAAACGCAATCTAATGCTCAAGCAGCTCAAGCAGCAGCACAAGCAGATATGCAAAAACAGCAAGGTATTGCCCAAAGTAAAGTTCAAATTGCACAAGCTCAAAATCAATTTGATATTGCAAAATTAGAAAGAGAGGCAGCAATTAAAAAAGAATTAATGGAATTTGAATTCCAATTAAATATGCAACTTAAAGAAAAGGAATCTGAGGTAATTAAAAATAAAGAAGCATATAAAGAAGATAGAAAAGACAAAAGAACAAAAATACAGGCTACTCAACAGTCTGAATTAATAGACCAGAGAAAATCTGGTAAACCACCTAAAAACTTTGAATCTGCAGGGTTTGACAATCTAGGTGGATTTGGATTAGAACAATTTGATCCAAGATAAATTTTTAAACAATTATATAATATTTTATTATGGCAGAAGACATTAAAGTATCAGTAGTAGATGAAGAAACACCATCTGTAGCTGAAAAAGAACAAGAAGTACTTGAAAACTCCGGTGTTACAGTTGGAGATGACGGTACGTACAAATTAGATTTAACACAAATTAATAAACAAGAAGATGCCGTTCAAGAACAAAGCACAGATGAAAGCGTGTTACGCAGCAGCGAGCAAAGCGAAGAAACAGGGCAAGAAGCCGAAGTGGAATTGCAAGAAGTACAACAAGAAGTAGAAACTCCGGTATTAGAAGAAATTACAGATGAACAGGAAACCAATAATGACGAGGCTACAGTGGCTCCAAAGCAAGAAGAAAGTAAAATTGAACCGGTTGAAGAACAAAAAGAAGAAATAAGTTTACCTGAAAACATAGAGGATTTAGTAAACTTTATGAAAGAAACAGGCGGAAGTTTAGAAGATTATGTTAGATTAAATGCTGATTATAGCAATGCAGATGAAAAAACATTGCTATCAGAATATTACAAAAGAACAAAACCTCATTTAAGTTATGATGAAATACAATTCCTTATGGATGATAATTTTTCATATGACGAAGAAATAGATGAGGAAAGAGATATAAAAAGAAAAAAATTAGCTCTGAAAGAAGAGGTTGCAAACGCTAAAGGTTTTTTAACAGGGCTCAAGGATCAATATTACAAAGAAGTCAAGTTGGGTTCTAAGTTACTTCCTGAGCAACAAAAAGCAATAGATTTTTTTAACCGCTATAATGAAGAGCAAAAACAAGCTGAAGAATTATTACAGAAGCAAACGTCACATTTTCAAAATGAAACGAATAAAGTTTTTAATGATGAATTTAAAGGTTTTAATTTCAAAGTTGGAGATAAAAAATATCGTTTCAATGTTGGTGACAAAAATAAAGTAAAGGAAACACAAAGTGATTTATTAAATGTTTTTAATAAATATGTCAGCGAAGATAATCTTCTTTCTGACGCACAAGGTTTTCATAAATCTTTATTTGCTGCTTCTAACCCTGATGCACTTGCAAATCATTTTTATGAGCAAGGTAAAGCAGACGCCATAAAACAAATGACTGCAGAAGCTAAGAACATTAATATGGATCCTAGAAAAACTGCAGATGGCTATGTTGAAACTGGAGGCTTAAAAGTAAGAGCATTAAGTGGCGATGATAGTTCTAGGCTAAAATTAAAACTTAAAAATTACTAATTTAAAAATTTAAAAAATGGCACAAGTAGGATTTACGGGAGGTTTGCCAACGGATTTAATTCCATACGCAAAAAAACAAACTCTCGCTACAAATTATTTAAACTTTACTTCTAGTGATGTATTTGGAGATGGTACCAACAAAGCAGGTTGGGCACAACAATATCTTCCAGATTTATATCAGCAAGAAGTAGAAAAATACGGCAATAGATCTGTATCTTCATTCTTAAGAATGGTTGGTGCAGAAATGCCAATGACATCTGATCAAGTTATTTGGTCTGAACAAGGTAGATTACATTTAGCATACGAAGGTGCAGCTATTGACACAAACGGTGTTATCACTATTGCAAGTAGTGGTATTCACGCTGTAAGAGTTGGTCAAACTGTTATCGTAAAAGGTGCTGGATATACTAACCCTGTAAAAGCTTATGTATCAGCAGTAGCTTCTGATAATACAACATTAACTGTTATTCCTTACAAAGGAGGTGCTACTTTTGGCGCTATTTCAGGAAATGGTACTTTTGATGCTTCAGCAACTGTAGATTTCTTTGTTTATGGTTCTGAATTTAAGAAAGGCCAAACAGGAATGGTTGGAGCTGTTAAGCCAGAATTTGAAACATTTACTAACAAACCAATTATATTAAAAGATAAGTATGAGATCTCTGGATCTGACGCTTCTCAAATTGGTTGGGTAGAAGTTTCAGGTGAAGCTGGACAATCAGGATATTTATGGTATCTAAAAGCTGAAGGAGACACTAGAGTTAGATTTGAAGACTATTTAGAAATGTCAATGATCGAATCTGAATTTGCAAAAGCATCTGGTGGTGTTGATTCAATTTTAGGTGTTGCAGGTTCTGATAACACTGCAGGTACAGAAGGTTTATTTGCTGCTTTAGAAGCAAGAGGTATCGTTGCTAATGATGCTTTTGATAACAAAGCTGACGTTATTTCTGACTTTGATTTAATTCTTAAGCAATTAGACAAGCAAGGAGCAATTGAAGAAAACATGTTATTCTTAGATAGAGATGCAAATCTTATTTTAGATGACGGTTTAGCAAATATTTCTGCTGGTTCTGCCGGTGGTACTGCTTATGGTGTTTTTGAGAACTCTGAAGATATGGCTTTAAATCTTGGATTTAGAGGGTTCAGAAGAGGATCTTATGATTTCTATAAGACTGACTGGAAATACTTAAACAACAAGTCTACAAGAGGATTATTCTCTGATATTCAAGGTGTTTTAGTACCAGCTGGAACTTCATCTGTTTATGACCAAATTTTAGGTAAAAACATCAGAAGACCTTTCTTACACGTAAGATATAGAGCTTCTGAAGCTGATGACAGAAGAATGAAGTCTTGGATTACAGGTTCAGTAGGTGGAGCTGCTACATCTGATTTAGACGTAATGGAAGTACATTACTTATCTGAAAGATGTTTAGTAACTCAAGCTGCTAACAACTTTGTATTATTCAAGTCTTAATACTTATTAAAGGTTAGGGTGCTTCGGCACCCAGCCTTTTATTAACATTTTTATTATATTATATTATGGCAAAAACAAAAGAAAATCCCGTAAATAGAAATGTATGGGAAAGAAAAGATAGACAATATTATTTATTAGGAGATAACCAACCTGTTACATACATACTTAAATCAAAAGGAATTATGTGGTATGACGAACAACTTGGTTATGAAAGAGAAATTAAATATACAACAAATCAAAAAACTCCATTTGTAGACGAGTTTAAAGGAGACGGAAGATTAGACCACATTATATTCAAAGATGGTGTTTTAAACGTTCCAAAAGAAAAAGTTGTTTTACAACAAATTTTATCATTATATCATCCAAAAAGAAATGGGGTATACGCTGAATTAGATTTAGAAGCAAATGCAGAAGATGATCTTGATATTTTAAATGCTGAATTTGAAGCAATGAGCACAGCAATGAATATGGATATTGATTTAGCTGAAGCTATTGTAAGAACTCAGGTTGGAAATAAAGTATCTAAGATGACTTCTAAGGAGCTTAAAAGAGATTTGTTATTATTTGCTAAAAATGATCCAGTTTTGTTCTTAGAATTAGCAAATGATGAAAACATAAATATTAGAAATATAGCTATAAAATCTGTAGAAACTGGTATTGTTGTTTTATCAAATGATCAAAGAACATTTGCTTGGGCTAAAACAGGCAAAAAATTAATTACAGTACCATTTGACGAAAATCCATATTCTGCATTAGCAGCATGGTTTAAAACAGATGAAGGTATTGAAGTTTACCAAACAATAGAGAAAAAACTTAAATAGTTAATTATAGTGGTTAGGCCGCTATATGCGGCTTAATCATTATATAAAAAAAAATTATGGCAGTAGATGTTAATAAAGTTTATAGAGCTGTACTTTCAATATTAAATAAAGAAAGTAGAGGTTTTTTGACGCCAGATCAATTTAATAAAATTGGTAGACAAGTACAATTAGATATTTTTGAAAAAACATTTTATGATTATAATAGAGCGTTAAATAGAAAAAAATCTAATGTTATTAACACTGAATATGCTGACATACCAAAAAATATAAAAGAAAAAATTGATATTTTTTCAAAAGAGGACGCTTTAGTTATTACCACAGGCGTTGCACCAGTTCCAAGTGATTTATATAGGGTATTAAATATATACACGTCCAACAGAACTATAAATATACAAGAAGTAAATAAATCTGATTTATCATATATTAATGCTTCTAAATTAACTGCTCCTTCAGCTTCATATCCAGTTTATTATAGAGAAGGAAGCAATATAAAAATATTTCCAACAACTATATCTTCAGCAAGTATGGACTACGTAAAAATGCCTGCAGATCCTTTATGGAATTACTCTTCAGGAGTAAATGGTTCATATTCTTTTAATTCAACAACACATAATACTAATCCATCAGTTGATTTTGAATTGCATGAATCGGATGAAGTTAATTTGGTTATAAAAATATTAGCATATACAGGTGTGTTAATAAAAGATCCTGCAATTGTACAAGCAGCATCACAAGAAGAAAATAAAATAATACAATTAGAAAATCAATAATAAATGGGCTTTATAACGGAAACAGCATATCAGTATTATAATACTAGCCAAAAGTTTACTACAACAGCAAATCAAGCAGTTGGCTCTGGTCATGCTGACGAAGGCATTTACACATTAACGTTTGATCCATTACCAACGGCTAAAAGTAAATTTTTAATATTTGTTAATGGT